AGTAGTCTTTGAACTGATCAAAAGTTTGTGCAGGGTGAAGGTCTGGTCTTTGGCTGACACAAAACTCAATCCAATCTTTTGACAAAACAAAATCTTGAGCGAGGCGTGAGCCGCGCTTGTTCTCTTTCTTCTCTTTTGTGTTATGTGTTATAGGTAATGTGTTATGTGTAGCATTGCTATCGGATTGCGTTGGTAATGCGTTCGCATCCTTAGCCTTATTCCATCGGGCTTTGGCGCTGGCACTAGCCTTGACAGACTTCTCGCCAACCTTCTCAATCTCGATGTCAGCACGATGGTGAATCCATCCATCTGCTGTGCGCTCAAAATACTCTTGCAATACTATGGCAATGCTGTCGCTATGCGAACGCATACGAATCTGCCTAGCAACTTCACTGGCATCCAGCGGAATTGGACTCTCATGAAGGTAATACCAATCGAGCAAGCGTCGATAGGCTAAATCTTCCATTTCTGAAAGATGCGCAGTGTGACTTTGGTAGTCACCAATATTGAACTGGTAGTAATGCATAGCCGCCTTTTAAACACCCCTTAAAAGAAACTGCGGCAGGAGAGGGGATAACTCTTTTCGGAACGGGGATCAATCCATTCCTAGCCGTGTTTCAAATTATTGTACCTAAAACCAATCAGGACGCAACACCCTTAACTGCCACACCCTACCCTCGGGTATCCGCTTCCATTGGCAGACAGCTCCTCGAGTGATGGACAAGATGCGTGCAAGCTCACTCAGTGAGCCTGCCAACATGATTGCTTTTTCTTTAGTCATTCAGCATTCTAGTACAGTTAGCTAAACAAATATATTTTATTTAATTAGGGAAAACACCTAGCAAATAGTGTTTAGATAGCTATACAATCTCAACATGCCCTAGCGATTTGCAAGGGGTCTTTTAAGGAAATCAAATGACACAACTCTTCAAAGCAGATTGCTACTTTCAACAAGAGCAATACAACCCCCGCATTCGCGCTACTGTCCCACCAGCTTGGGTCATTGAATTTGATTGCGCTTTACCTAACACAAATGTGCCACCTGTGTTTTATGGACATTCACGCAAAGAAGCAATTTCAAACGCAATTACCGTTTTGAAGTCTATGGGCTTGACAGGTCGTTTAATTCTTAATTAAGCAGGGGTAAACATGACATCTTTTCAAGAACGCAAACAAGACTTTTGGGAGTGGCATAAAGCCAACCCAAGAGTTTGGGAATACTTTGAGAGGTTTTCTCTTGAGGTTGTCAAGACTGGTCGCAAGAAAGTCAGCCACTGGCTGATCATCAACCGCATTAGGTGGGAGGTATACCTTGAGACAACAGGCGAAGATTTCAAGATCAGTAACGACTACATCGCCTTCTACGCCCGCCTGTGGCGTGCTCGTCACCCAGAGCACAAAGACCTGTTCACCATTAAACGCATGATAGGGGAACCCAATGAAAACTAAGCGCATCACAATGCCAGTCTCTGAAGAGATTGAGCGCATCAGGGATCGCCTGACTTATGACACTGGAGTCAAGATGACCTACAACCAAACGATCAGCTTCCTGATCCATTTCTACATTACCCAGAATTTGCCCAAGATTTCCGTAACCCCTTCTGAACCTAAAACACAATGGAGAGTAATTAAAAAATGACTACCGATATTTTAGACGCACTTAAAAAATCTTATACAGATGGCTACCTTGATGCAATGAAAACCACAGGATTTAAGAGCTTGACCGACGAGGAAATTCAAGCCGCATTGGGCATCGACGCAAGTAGCTCTAACTGGAACTTAATCAAGGTTCTGGAGTGGGGCAACAAAATCCAAGCCGCCCTGCTGGAGAAAAACAAATGACAAAAAATGAAATTGAGTATTTGTGGAAGGTTGCCAGCAACAATCCAAACCACGACACAAATTGGAACGAACCAGTTGTTGTGGCCTTTGCCAAGTTAGTAGCACAGCATGAGCGTGAGGCGTGTGCAAAGGTGTGTGAGGAACAGATGCAAGGCAAATCAATTTGGATAGAGGGCGCAAGAGCGTGTTCATTAGCCATCCGAGCAAGGGGACAAGCATGAAAGTCAGAACTAATCGACACCGCACTTTGGCAATGATGGCACGCAAAAATAAATCCATGTGGTTTGTTGCACCGTTTGTCAAGCAGGCATTTATAAACTATGAGCGCAACCAAAGGATCAAAGCGCTCGTTGACAAGGCGTTTCCAGAATGAGCGATCTGTTTGGCTACGAACAATTTGACTGGCGTAAGGAGTGGCAGGACATGCCTGAGTTTTTTCAAGAAGACCTGACACCCTTTCGAGTGCTTAATATCCGATTCAGGAATGAAGAAGATGTACAGGAGTTTGCCAAGCTCGTGGAGCAGGTGATCACGCCCAAACAAAAGGCTCTGTGGTTCCCGCACGCTGAGTTTCGTAGGGCATCGCACTTGAGGTGGGTAGATGAATCCTAAGTACCCCATCTATATCGTGTCTAAAGGGCGCTGGAAGACGCGCCTGACTAGCAAGGCACTCGACCGTATCAATGTGCCCTACTACATCGTTGTAGAGGCCCACGAGCGCGAGGAGTACGCCGCAGTGATTGATCCTGCCAAGGTGCTGGTGTTGCCTAAAAAATATTTGAGGGACTATGACACTTGTGACGAGGAGGGGAACACGCGAGGAAAAGGCCCCGGTGCCGCACGGAACTTCTGCTGGGATCACTCCATGAGCCTCGGCTACGCTAGGCACTGGGTCATGGACGACAACATTGCCTCGTTCAACAGGCTTAACCGCAACCTTATGGTCAAGGTCACCTCTGGCACTATTTTCAGGGCCGCTGAAGACTTTGTAGACCGCTACGCCAATGTCGTCATTGCTGGCTTTAACTACGACTTTTTTGCTAAGGCCAAGGAGCCTCTCCCAGCCTTCGTAATGAACACCCGCATCTACTCCTGCCTGCTCATCCAGAACAGCCTCCCAATGCGCTGGAGGGGTCGCTACAACGAAGACACTGACCTGTCCATCAGGGCGCTCAAAGCTGGCCTTTGCACCATCCAGTTCAATGCGTTCCTGCAAGAGAAGGCCACCACACAAACCATGGCTGGCGGCAACACTGACGAGTTCTATTCCAAAGAGGGAACCCTACCCAAATCCCAAATGATCGAGCGCCTGCACCCTGATGTGGCTGAGGTCGTTTGGAGGTTTAACCGCTGGCATCACCATGTCGACTACAGCGTGTTCAAGCACAACACCTTGGTCAAGCGCTATGGCGTGGTAGTCCCTGAAGGCATCAATGAATACGGCATGAAACTGCAAGAGATACAAAAATGAAAATTGAACAAACACCCACCAATAATTACTCCGTCGATGTCGAGCAATGGCAAGACCAGCATGCTGATCTGGTCAACGACTTAGAAGCATACAAGGGCAAAGATCAATTTGTCCTGAACATGTGCCACGAGCTGATCTACTGGGGCACTCTGAGTGACAACCAAGTCAAAAACCTGCGAGTTGCATTAAAGCAACATAAGGGAAAGTCCTAATAAAAAAGATGTTGCGTGTGTTTAGTTTGCTATACAATGCACCCATGCCCCAGCGATTTTGCATAGGGTCTTTTAAAAGGGAAACATCATGAAAGCAATTCAAATCCGTGGTAACTGCCAGTGCTGTGGTCGTGAGCACGCCGTTGTAGATGGCAAGATGGCAAAGCATGGTTACACAGTCGAGAGCGGCTGGTTCCAAGGCGTGTGTGCTGGTAAGCACTTTGCTCCTATCCAAGTGAGCCGTGACGACACTGACAAGCTCATCGCTACAGTCCGTGAGCAAGTGCTCGAGATGATTGTCAAGGCTGACAAGGTTGCTTCTGGTGAAATCAAACCCGCAACAATTACACGCCACCCACACTCCAAAAAAGCTATGGAGTTTGTGCCATTTGCTGAAGCTACTTCATGGGAACAGCGCGATGCTATTAAGTCCCTCGAGTGGAACTTCCGCAGGAACGCTGAGATGGGCACATCCTTCGCCAACATGATGGCTCAAGTGGCTGACAAGTACCATGGCAAAGCATTGGTCGAAGTTGCTAAAAAAGAAGCTCCTGCGTTCATCATGCCTAGCGACAAAAAGATTGACAACCACATGACATACACATGCACATCAGTTGATGGCGCTCGTGTTTACTACAAGCTCGAGAAGGGCGACAAAGTTTTCAAGGGCTGGATGGGTTCCCAGTCTTGGAGAAAGATGGCTTCTGTCTAACCCAAAGGGAGGCAAAAGCCCCCTATTAGGGAAAGCACCTAGAAAATAATTGTAAAAACCTGTTGTAACTGTTTAGATTGCTATACAATCACTCCCATGCCGTAGCATTTTGCAAGCGGTCTTTTTAAGGAAACTAAGATGGCAAACGCCAAAATCAAAAAACAAAATATCCGCGCAGGATTACTGGTCGTCGCTACTGACAGACTAGAGACTCAGGTCTACACCGTCGAGAGCATCGATGGCAACCATGTGACCTACACATGGTACGAGGGCACAAACCAGTGCATCTCTGGCATTGACTACACAATGCTCATGACCCCTACCATCGCTCAAATCGAGTACAGCATCAACGCTAACGGTCGTCTGGCAAACGCCCTTGATGTGGCTGATGTGAAATTCCTCATCGGCTAAACCAACAGGGGGCGAAAGCCCCCATTAAGGAAACATCATGCTCCGCTTTAGCAAACAAAACTTATTGACTATGTTGCAAAACAAAATTGTAAAAATGGAAAGCATCTGGGGTTTTGTCCCTGATAACGGTACAAACCAGATCAAAGACAAAACCGACTTTGATCGCGTTGTGGCTTACGGTGAATACAACTCTCTGCTTGAAGTTTATGAATCGATCAAAAACGGTGATTACTTTATTTAAGAGAAGACAGCATCATGATCAATTTACTCAAAGAATATTTCCGCTTGCCTTCTGCAAAAGAGTTAGCGGCTAAAGAACTTGAAACAGCTCAGCGCAAGCTCTTAGACGCTTTCAGCGCTCAAGAATATGCACGCCGCATGGCTGACTACCACTCAGACCGAATCAAACGCCTAACAGCTTATTTAAAGGAAGAAGAATGAACGCCGACCACATCATCAGCCAAGTTGCTCTGCAAGCCTCTAAGACCTACCAAGATGCAGATGCGCGTGACCGCTTAGCCTACCAAGTAGGCATGCTCCAAGGCACGATCCGTGACCTTTGCTACCAGTTAGAAATTAACCAAGAACAAGTCAAAGTCCTTAACCTGCAAATTCTGAAAGCTCAAAAATGAAAAACATAGCAACAGCATTGGTCAAAGCTCAAAAGGCGTTTGGGCCTGCGCTCAAGAGTTCTGTCAACCCACACTTCCGCTCCAAATACGCTGACCTTGCCGCTTGTGTTGAAGCTGTGATGGACAGCCTTAACGACAATGGCATCTGCCTGATCCAGCAAACCCATGACCATCCTGATGGCGTGATCGTAGAAACAATGTTCCTGCATGAGTCAGGCGAGTCCCTTAGCTGTGGTCGTCTGTACTTCCCTGCCGCTAAGAACGACCCACAGGGCTATATGAGCGCCTTAACCTATGCCCGCAGGGGTTCGCTCATGGCGGCTTGTGGAATCGCTCCAGAGGACGACGATGGCAACGCCGCATCCCGCAGGGCAGAACCAAAGGTTCCAGAAGGTGTGATGGCTGACCACCTTGCCGCCATCAGCGCCAGCGCCAATTCAGAAGAGTTGCAGAAAGCCTACTCACAAGCCTACGAAGCCTGCAAGGGTGACCAAGGCTGGCAAACTAAAGTGATTGCCGCAAAGAAAGCCCGTGTTGAAAAAGCTAAAAAAGAAAGTTTGAAATCATGAAAAAAGAAAAGCCTGTCCTCCTAGACCAAATGACCCTGCGTGACTTCTATGCTGTGTTTGCCATGGTAGGTGACCTAGCAAGTGGTACAGAAGCAGACCAAGAGAACATTGCCGCCAAAGCATATGACTTAGCAAACGAGATGATGAAAGCCCGAAATGATTGAAGTCGAACAACGCTCAAACGAATGGTTTGCCCTGCGCTTAGGCAAGGTGACTGCCTCTCGCGTAGCTGACCTGATGGCTAAAACCAAAACAGGTTACTCAGCAACTCGTGAGAACTACATGGCTCAACTCGTGGTGGAGCGCATCTCCAACTCACAGGCTGAGTCTTTTACCAATGCCGCCATGCAGTGGGGTACGGATCAGGAACCATATGCCCGAGCTGAATACGAAGCCACACAGGGCGTTATGGTCGAGGAGTGTGGGTTTGTATCCCACCCCACGATTGAGATGGCTGGAGCCTCTCCTGATGGCTTGGTAGGGGATGAGGGACTCATAGAGATCAAGTGCCCAAATACAGCCACGATGATCGATGTGTTGCTTACAGGTACTGTGGCATCTAAGTACAACACCCAGATGCAATTCCAGATGGCTTGCACGGGTCGCCAGTGGTGTGACTATGTGGTGTTTGATCCACGCATGCCAGCCAAGGCGCAAATGTTTATAAAAAGAGTGGCACGAGATGAAGCCTTCATCGAAGAGATGGAAGCCGAAGTCACCAAGTTCCTCAGCGAAGTCGCTGAAAAAGTAGCAAAAATCCAATCAATTATTGAAAGCAAATAATGTCTAAAAAATACGATATCAAATTCGCGGCTCGTGAGTACGAAGTAAAAGGCGAAAAAAAAACTTACTGGTCAAACCATGGCACACTGTTTATTGAAGACAGTGGCAAAATCAAGATCAAGATGGATTCACGCCCTGATTCCAAAGACTACGATGGCTGGTTCCAAGTGTTTGAACAGAAGCCAAAAGAGCCGTACCAAGGTTTGCCACGCGACGATGGCGACGAAATTCCGTTCTGATCAACGGGGGGAACGCCGTGCAACATGCTTGCGGACGAGCGGTTAGTACCCCCACCAAATAAGGAAAAATAATGGGATACTTTATTGGCATACTCTGTTTTATGGCATGGATCACCCATGTGTTCACATGCTTCGCTCAAGGTCTGTGGGGCTTCCTAATTGCTGGAGCCTTGCTGTTTCCTCTTGGGATTTTGCATGGGTTATACCTGTGGTTTAGGTAAAAAAAAGCCCTGCGTGAACAGGGCTAAATGGCACTCTGCAAAAGTGTTATTTCATTTTAGCTAAATCTGCCTCAATGTCAGATTCAATATCTGGTGCGCCTTTGATATTAACTGGTATTGTTCCAATGTCAGTGCCAATGTCAGGGGTTTTCTCTTTAGGGTCAGGCGATGGGAATACAGCACTTGCTGTGCCCATGGTCGTGCCTAATTCAGCCTTGGTTGCCCTTGCCTCACGAGGAGCGGCTTTCTTAGCGTAGTCTTCCAAAACTTTGACAGTTGCGGCAACCTCAGAAGGATTTTTTGACATCAGCATTCCTGCTAGTTTGTCAGCCGTATCCTGAGTCATTGTGGAACTCTTAGCGGCTTTGGAAGCCAAACCAGTCAGGGATGACCAGAAACCACCTGTGATGGCGTTTCCGATAGCCTCACCCATAGAGTTGTCACCCTCAAACTCTTTGTTCATCTGGGTGCGACGAGCCGTGCTTGAGTTAGCCAAAATGCTGTTAGCTTGGTTAAACAACTGCGACTCGCGCTCAAGCGCCGCTTTAAACAAATTAAAGTGTGCAGGATCGTCAAACAAAGGCATGAGCTTTTGTTGCATCTCAGGCGAACCAATAATGTTTTGAGCAGAGTTGCGCGTAGTAGATGGGTTCATGATCTGCCCATAGATGTCACGGGCTACACCAGTGCGGAACGCTTCTTTCTCAGAAGGAGACATGCCTTTAACGAGCTTGGCAACTTCCTCGTGATCCATGCCACGGAATTTATTCATACCAGCTTGCATAGCGTCGATCACTTCCATGTCGCCAGCGTACTTAGTTAAAGCTGTGTCGTACTCAGGAACCACGGTCTTTAATCGGTCGCGCAACTCATTACGCATTCCTTTAAGAGTGGTAGCTTGGGTTTTGACAGTTGCGTCTGAGGAGCTATAGCCTGACTTGATCATGGCATCCATAGCGCGTTTCATGTAGTCAAGGGTGCGCACATCAGGGATTGAGGAAATCTTGATGTTTCCTTCTGCGTCAGCAATGTACAAAGGCTCGAGCTTAAACTTGCTTGGGTCTTGACCACGAACTTTGGCAAGGTTTGCCTCGCCACTAGCAATCTGTCTGGCAAGGTCATAGACTGACTTGACTTCGGGTTGCTCGAGGATGGTCATGATCTTGGGGTCGTTGACACTGCCAACATTGTAGGCATCGTCGTAGGCTTTGCCAGCGAAGTCGCGGAGTTCTTTGACTAGGCGGTCTTCGTCGGCGTAGTAGTCCCCCGGCTTCAAGCCCGCCTTCACCTGCCCATAAGTCCTCTCACGAATACCCTGTTTTTGCTCATTGAGCGTCTTAGCAATCTGCTGGCGACCCGTACCCACACGCTGTGCCACCGCCTCAGCCAAGTCCACCATCGCGGGGTCTACATTAGCTACCGTAGAGGGCACACGCATGCTTGCGTCTTTCTTCATCACAGCCTCAATTTGCTGTGGTGTCAATTGAGCCTGCCTCAAAGCGTCTAGCATCTTCTGTGAGGCGCGATCTTGAATGCCTTGTGGTGTAGGCATCAAGCGCTCTTTGAGCCAGTTGTAGCCACCTTTTCCAGTGCGCATGGCAACAGGAATAGCAATCCCTAAACCAGTGCCCATCAGACCACCTACGCCAGCTCCTTCACCACGCTCGCCCTCAGTGGCTGTGCCAGCGCCAGCAACAGCGCCAGTTGTGCCACCAGCAAGGGCGCTACGAGCCATGGGGCTTTGAGCGAGGCGTGAGAGCATTCCAGCGGAGGCGCGTCCAGTTTGGGCTACGGCGGCGGGCTGGCCCCCGGGGGTCATCATCATCGCCACCGCAGGAGCCATCCCCCCACCAAACTCTAGCGCCCCAGCCGTGTACGGATTCTCTGAAGAATACTGCGCATACTCGTCACGAATTTTTGATACCAAGTCTTCATACTTACCTTCTCCTAGTTTGGAGCGAAGCCAAGCCTCACCCTCATCACCCCAACCCATGCCTAGTCCTTGACCAAGCATGGCACGAGCACCACCAACCACTCGGTTAGCAGGAGCCTTCTTGCCAAGAACCAAATCGGAAAGTGTTAAATCAGCCATTATTCAAGCTCTCCTGTTGGGGCAGATGTATCGCGGTACAGACCTTGTTTAATATCGTTCAAGCGCTTTTGTTCGCGCTCACGACGATTCTTGAGTGCAGTATAAGAGTTGCGCATAATGATTGCACGCTCTTCTTTGCTCTTAGAATCGATGCCTTCCAAGTCAAGCAGAATTTTGCGTTCACCCTCAGTTGGGTTACCACCAAATGCAGTCTTGAGCTTACCAACAGCAGACTTGCTTAGCAAGTTAGTTTGCTCACGAGTAGCTATCACTTTGGGGTCTTTAGAGCCTGCCGCCTCGAGCAATTTACGCTGAGCAATGTCGCCTAAAGAAGTGTCAAAGGTGTTAGGGTTCAACTGGTAAGCACGCTTCAAATCAGCCATGGCTTGATCAGTGCTTGTTAGGATGTCTTCAGTCTCTGACTTCAACTTCATCTCTTGTGGACTGAGCTTGGCTTGTTGAGCTTGTTGATTTAGGAACTTGTTCTGCGCCAAAGTTAAGTTAGCTTGCTGGACACTCATGCCAGCCAAAGTTGCAGTGACTTGGGCTAACTTAGCGTCGACGCTAGTTTGGGCGATTTCGCTGACACGGGCTTGAAACTCCTTAGACCCGGGCCTCAACCCCTCGTCCCTCGCCTGCTTACCTGCCGCAGACTCAGGCTCACCAGACTTGATAAAGTCCTTGATCACCTCAGCCGTAATTGCACGCTTGTCTTTCATGCCCTCAGCCGCCAATGTGCGCAGTGTTGTGAGGTCGTCCTTAGCAGATGCCATGCGCATCTCTTGACCTTTAAGACCCATCTGCAACTGAAGCGCACGCTGAGCCTTCTTAGCCTCGCGCTCTTGTTGGCTGTATGTTGCAAGCTCTTTGTTCACATTGCCAAGTGACTCAGCAAAGTGACCAGTCTTGGTAGGAGAACCAAACGCAGAAGCTAAGCGGAAATACATCTCAGCTTTGGAAGGCGCTTCATCAGGAGCCGCCTTCATAGCATCTTGAATCATTTTTTGAAACGCCATTGACTCTGTATTGGCGGTTTTACGCGCTTCTGCAAGTTCAGCACTGTAGTCAGTTGTATTACCTGCATATCTTTGGAGCAATGCGTCCAACTGAGAAGCACGAGCGTCCATTGGCGATTCAGGTGTCGGTGGGTAAGCATCGCGTCTAGTCATTTGGTTAGAAACGGGTGCAGGAGCCTGACCTTGCATTGGGAACAGTTTAGAGCCTTGGTAGCTCATCATGTCAGGCTGTGGTGATACACCATAGTTCTCAGCCATCTGATCAATGTCAGTTGCTTGGTTAGCACCACCAGTTTGGAAATGGGTTTTCACGCGACCACCATCGTTGTAATGAGTTTTCACACGACCACCTTTTGCATAAGCCGACGAACTGAAATCGTCGTAATATTTTCCACCGCCGCCACCGCCAATGCCGCCACCATAACCACTGCTATAGCCAGCAAGTTCTGGGTATGTATAAAGCTCGTTAATTCCACCAATAGTATCGTTGCCGCCTGTAATGCTAACATTTGGTACGCCAATTTTAACTTCGTTACCTTGCCACGCTTCTGGGGTAGTACCACCAGTTGAACCCATTGCTGAACCATCATCTGTAAAGATGCTTTGCGTGCCATTTCCATTGTCAACAGCAAATAAACCATTTCCAAGATCAGTTACAGCGCCAAGGTCAGAAGTAAGACCTGTCCCTGCACCATTACCAGAAGTATCTAAACCAGTAGTGCTATTAACTGAAGTAGCACCAGTCACTGCGTTATTTCCAGTAGTTCCACTGGTTGCAGAAGAATCTCCAGTAAGACCATTTAATGTAGAAATGGTATTTAAGATGCTATCAGTTGTGCCATCGTCAGCGGCTGTAGTATTGCCAGTGGTTCCAACAGTGCCAGTAGTTCCAGTGGTTCCATTCAGTGCGGCAATCGTATTTAAAATGCTCTCAGTTGTGCCATCGTCTTGAATGACATCGTTACCTTTTGCCCCAGTTACAGTGGAAGTTCCGTTTAATCCTGCAATTGTGCTCAAGATGCTGGCGGTTGTTCCATCATCTTGAATAACATCATTATTGTTTCCACCAATGATGGTGCTCAGCGTGGTAAGGGTTGAATCAGCAACGCAGGCGGTTCCTTCAGCATTAGGTTTCATGCCAACGCCGCAAGTCAAACCAGTGGTTGTAGTGGTGTCACCAATAGGAACGCAAGCCGTTCCAGCGGCATTAGGAGTCATGCCTACACCGCAAGTTAGCGTATCAGCAACAATTGGTACGCAAACACCTTCAGCGTTGCGAACCATTCCAGCGCCACATGCGGCTGGTGTGTCAATGATTGGGATGCAAGCTGTGCCTGCGGCGTTCAGCGTCATGCCTGCGCCACAAGTCAGCGTGTCATCCACAATCGGGATACATGCTGTACCTGCGGCGTTCGGCATCATTCCAACGCCGCATTTCAGCGTATCATCAGGAATAGGAATACACGCCGTACCATCTGCGTTAGGCATCATTCCAGCGCCACATTTAAGAGTGTCATCAGGGATCGGGATACACGCCGTACCGTCAGCATTTGGCATCATTCCAGCGCCGCACTTTAGTGTGTCATCAGGAATGGGAACACATGCGGTTCCATCTGCGTTAGGCTGGAAACCAGCCTCACATTTGAGCGTGTCGTCAGGGATAGGAACGCATGCAGTGCCATCAGCGTTTGGTTGAAAACCAACCCCACACTTTAAAGTATCGTCAGGAATCGGCACGCAGGCTGTACCGTCTGCATTGGGCTGAAATCCTGCTTCACATTTTAGGGTGTCATCTGGGATTGGTACGCATGCAGTGCCAGCGGCGTTAGGTTGAAATCCAGCTTCGCACTTTAGGGTGTCAACTGTGTCAGGAATGCAGGCTGTGCCTGCGGCGTTAGGTTTCATACCAACGCCGCAAGTTAAAGTATTAGCAATGTCAGGAATACAAATTGTTCCATCGGCGTTAGGTTTCATGCCTACACCGCAAACCAAACCACTTGTAGTAATTGGGACGCACGCAGTGCCTGCGGTGTTGAGCGTCATCCCGGGGCCGCAAACTATCCCCCCACCAGTATCAGGAATACAAGCAGTACCTGCGGCGTTTGGCTTCATACCTGTGCCACACACAAGTGGCAACGGCGTTACTACTCCAACATCACCAGTCCCATACTTAGGAACTTGCAAAGTGTTGCCCCAACGGTTGTTAGTGGCGTTGTAGATGTCCTGCGCGTTGAGTCCATACCTGTCCGCATACGCATTGATTGCGGCAGTGTTAGCTGTTGGGTTTGATGAAGCCCAGTTCTGAATGTTCTGATTGAACTGCTTAACGCCCATGCCAGAGCCTGTATCAGCGTTGACATCAGGACGGGTTGCCCATTGATAGCCAGCAGATTTAGGCTCATTGCCTGTTTGGAATTGGGACTGCATGTACTGAGGCGTGCCAAGCATGCGGTTCTGGTACTCATTCCTGTAAGTGTTATACAGGGCTTGATCAGCAGGGTAGTTTACTTTGTCGAGGTTGTACTTGGCTAACAAGTTGTCGTAGTTAGCTTGAGCGGAAGTGAGCGCTTCACCAGTGAGGGTGGAGGTGGCTACGGGACGCGCCCCGGGGTCAACGGGAACCCCCGCCCCTGAGTAATTCAAACTCGGAGTCGCCACCCCAAACTGCTTCATCAACCGATCAAGTTCAAATCCCATGATGCTTCCTTAATTAGCTAAGAGCATTTAAGCCCTTGTATGTGTACAAGCCTGTCGCTAATTGTTGCAACGCTGATGGCGAATATGTAGCACCTGTCGTTGTACCTTGATTAGTGGTTATCTGTGGTGTGATTGGAGCCATGCCACGAACCTGAGTGTTCAACCAATCAAGCTGTTGCTTAGGATAATTTTGCTGGTTGATGTACTGCTGTTCTGCCGCAGTCAACTGCTTTTGCATCTGTCCTTGCTGAGCCGCGCCAGCCGCCTCCAGAGCCGCTGTATCTGCGTAACCCATGCCTTGGGCTTGTTGAGCCATGCCAGCCACATTTTGCAACGCTGACATCTGGCGTTGATAGTCCTGAGCCTGAGCCGCTTGAGCCGCTTGAGCCGAAGACAATCCAAACTGTTGTTGAGCTTGTCCAGCAGAAGTTTGAGCTTGACCCAAACTTGCCATGTTCTGCATTTGTTGACCTGTCAATTGACCAGTTGTCTGACCAATGTTTGCCAAGTTCTGCATCTGCTGACCTGTCAATTGACCAGTGGTTTGACCAAGGTTTGTCAGGTTTTGTTGCTGTTGACCAGTCAATGAGCCAGCAGTCTGGGCAAGGTTTTGGTACTGACCAGCGCCCTGCAAAACACGAGACAAGTCTGCACCAGAGATACTGCCCACAGTGCCTGCAAGCTGAGCTTGACGCGCAAGGTCTGCCTGAGATGCTGACAAAGCCTGACCATAACCTTGCTGAGCCGCTTGAGCTTGCTGGTTAAGGATAGACTCTTGTGTATCACGCAATGCGCGTGAACCAAACTCACCCATGCGAGTTCCACCAAACTGACCTGCTTTAATAAACTGGTCAGACACAGCAGGCAACAAGTTCTCGCTCAAATTACGAGCACCTTGTTTAGCAATCACATCCATGACGCTTTGCTGATATGGGTTAGTGTACTGACCAATGCCTGAAGCGGCGCTTTGAGAGGCGGCAGTCAGGTAAGGGTTAGCGGCGTTCAAAGCCCTGTCTGACAACGCTTCAGCAGTTGTTTGACCAGATTGTTGCATGTACGGACTAGCCGCACCCATGATGTTTTGCTGACCAGCTTGAGACAAGTATGGTTGAGCCGAACCCACGATGTCCATTGAGGAGGCTCTGTTTAACAATGGGTTTGCCGCACCCACCATATCCATCTGACCTGCTTTATTAAAATAACCTTGACCTGCGTTTAAGTTCTGATCAACCATGCCTTGGCGCAAATATTGGTTTTGCGCTGTTTGCAGATCACCAGCAGTTCCCTTAGTAGAGAAGCCTTTCATGCCTGAAGTGGCGGCATTCATGTCACCCTTCCACGCGCCTTGCTGGTCTTGTACCTGCTTGTAGGCTTGCTGTTGGAGTGGCGATAACTCAGCTACAGTTGGTAAACTGTAAGGCTGGTAAGGTGTGTTAGCTACATTGGTAGCCCATTGAACTTGATTGTAGATTGCATCCTGCATCCACTTTGGTGTCTCAGTAGAAGAGGTTGTGTATGAAGTCGCCGTTTGTGGCGAACCTTGAAAAAGACTAGCCATTACATAGCTCCCTTCAGGTATGCAAGAGGTGATTTAGCATTAGGGCTGAATTTGCCTTTGGCAAGCTCACGACCTTTTTGTCTGCGCAATTGGCTACGCATAGCGTCAAGGCGCTCGGCTCCAGCTTTTGTAGAACCATCCCCTAAAAGTGCAACTGTTTCAGCATCCATCACATATTCACCATCAGAGAGTTTGGCATCGATGGTGTCATCTCGACCTGAGCCTGATCCACGAGCCATGTACGCGATCTGTGAAAGCGCTCCTCCTCGTGCTAAACCCGCAGGACGCTGGACAGGCATATTATAAGCACCGCCAGTGATTTGAGGCCATGCCTGCGCCATATATTGACTTAAACCTAAGCCCGCATTGTTGGCATCGCGTTGCATGCGATTCCAGTCCCACTGAATAGATGGGCGGTTAAAGTATTCTTTCTTTTCAGGTGACATTGTGCTGACAGCCTGCTTAACATCAGGAGGAGCACTGCTCAAACTGCCTAACAAAGTAGCGCCAATCAAAGCGTTCTTCATTGTGAATGGACTAGAAGTTCCTGCTTGAGCGCCTGTTTTAAGCTGACCAAGTGGGGATTGTGTTGGGGCGTTTAAACCACCACCTGTATCTTGAGCGCCATAACCTTGGGGAGCAACAGGAGCGGCTGGATTTGTCAATGAATAGTCAACAGCAAAGTTCTCTGGGCCTTTATACCCAACAGAGCCTGTCATGAAATTAGTTGTACCAACACCTGCCTCTGGCACGCCACTGTAAGAGTAGTCGCCACCTTTAGGCATTTTTAATCCTTCAAGTACAGCGTCTGATGGCTTAATTCCAAGGTTGCTAGTTTGTTGAGCAGGACGAGCCATGCTTGTAGCAAGACCTGCCAAACCACCACCAATAATGGCTGATTTGGGGTCATAGCCAGCAGTAATCATATTGCCAAACTGTTTACCACCAGCGGCTATTGAGGCGTTGCCAGTTGCATCACCAAGTGCTTGACCAGCATAGGTTCCCAAAGCGCCTGAAGCCGCGCCCTTCAAAAAGCCTTGACCAGATGCCGCGCCAGCTACGCCACCAACTAAAGAGTTACCAAGTAGATTTTGACCAGTTGTGCCTAAACCCATGTCGAAGGCGCTGTTAGCGGCAGAGCCAAAGTAGTCGCCAGCACCACCACCCAAACCACCTAGCAAAGCGCCTTTGAGGGGATCACCACCAGTCAAGGCGGCAGTACCACCACCGATGACAGCGCCGCCAGCTATGGTGGCGGCAGTGCCTGAGAAGCCCATTGCGGAGCCGATTGCCGTCCCCGCCCCGGGGACTATGAAGTCCAACGCAATCGGCAACGCCACCGCCAAAAACTTTTTCAAGTTAAAGTATTCAGGGTAGCCCGTGCGCGGGTTTATTGTTCCTGCGCCACCCATGCGCCTAAGCATCTCTGCCTCGCGTGGATTGATGTGCGCCAGCATCGTGTCGCCATGCCTGCCCATCGCCGCCAAACCACCCCTTGCGTAACCTTTTTGCTTTAGGCGCTCTTGCATGCCATACAGCAGAACTAGCAAGGAAATGATCACCACAGGATCAAACTGCTCTGGCAAGTCGTCCTTTTCAAGCATGTCATCTTTAACTGCGGACGCAATGATTTCAGGATACTTGTCAGGGTTGTTAAGTGCAAACTCAAGCAATTGCACCAATTCATCAAGCTGTTTGCTTGTGATGGGCATTTCCCCAATTTGGTTCTCAAGCGTCAAAATCGCTTTAGAAAACCGTGGGTCGCGTTTTGCAATTTCAAGAATCTGTTGCTTATCCATTTGTCACTCCAATTAAGACAGCGATTGAGCAAACCGCTCAGCCCAGTCACGCCAATCATCAAAATCGTAAGGCAAAGGAAAGTTTCTGCCTAGCGATGTATTGTTTAAAAACTGCATAGCCCAGTTCTGCCAGTCGTCACTATCAAGGCGACTAAGCGCCCCATAGCTATCCAGATCGAGCGCAATCTGGTCAGCCCAGTCATGGAGCGACATATAAGAGGGGCGAGTAATTGTGGTCATCCAAGCACCGTCCTGTCGCCAGTATCAATGTGTCCAATGATCTGACCCATCTGATAATTTCCACCCACAGCGTTAGATTCAAAGCGCACACGCAACTCACGGCGCTGTTCTTTAAGCATCACAATCTGTTGGTAAGGCTCGGACGCTGTCTCAGGGAATGAGAACAGACTACTGAATATTTCAGGCGCTCTAGCGTTAGCACGACCTGTGACTTGCACGGTCATGGGGCCGCTCTGGATAAAGTCAGGCTCAATCTCAGTGATCCGCAGATACTCGTTTTTGCCTTGTGGCAACGAGGACAAGTCTGCTGTCTCAAAGTAAGACTGAATGGGCAATGTTGATTGACCCTCAACAGCGTCAACCCCTTGCTCATGAATCCACACACGATAACCACTGGTTGTTGGAATGCAGTCTGTCAGCAAAGGTGCGGCAAAACCATTGTTGTACCCACCAGATGCGCGACCAGATGCAGGCAGTTCTGTGTCATACCAAGAGTTCTCTCGCACATTGTAAATAATGGCGTGCGTACATTCAGTTGCGTCACCTCTTGGATAACACCACCAAATTTCACCAAAGTGAGGAACTTTAAATGCAAACACTTTAGCGCGATGGCTTGGGTTTACATTGTCAAAGAAGTAGTTCAAGTTCATCTGGTTAGGTACTTCACGAACCACACCATTGAACATCAAGAAGCGGTCAACACCACACCAGAAGAACACGCCATCGTAATCCACCACGCAATCAGGAGACATGATGGAGGTGTCTGTTGCAATGGTGTCAAACTGGAATACGGTTGTGCCACCTGTAAAATTAACACGGATCACAGCGTCATAAGCCCAGAACAGTCCTGCTGGCGCTGATCCAGAGCCTGCACGCAGTGGCATGCCCTTGATAATCTTCTGACCCCATACACGCGCTATGCCTGAGCCTAAGCCACTTAGATCATTAAAGTCACCAGCAACAGACCAGCCCACAATACCAGCCGTACCAAAGTAAAACAGGTAGGGGAACAGCATCACAATTCCACCAGTTGCATTAGCACCTGCGGGCAGTGGAATTTCTATTAAAGGGGCAGTTCCAAGCACATCGCCATAGAAAATCTGACCACCAGTGTCGTTACACACGCACTGCAAATTAGGCGCTACATGCGCAATGATCGAGTTGTATGTGGTTGATGCGTCATACGCTGTTTGAAACATCCACTGGTTGTAAGCAGAGCTAACCAAAGCATTTAAACCACCAGCCATGTTAGTTACTGTGGTTGTAATTACCGTGGTGTTTGCTACGACAACAAACCCGTTAGTAGCTTGCCCAGCAGTTGAGGCTGTAATGGTAATCACCGCGCCAACAGCAACAGCAGAATAGTTTGGCGTAGATACAAAAGCGGTAATGTTTGCCGCTAAAGCAGTTGCAGTCGTTGACAAATCAACCGAAAACGCAACAGCGCCTGATGTGATTGTTACGCCGTTGACTGTGACGCTGTTAACTGATCCAGCCCCACCACCAGTCAAAGTAACTGTTCCAGTTGCGCTAACAGCTACAGGAGTTCGGTTGCTGATAACTGAACTGTTTGTAGTTGAATCAATTGTAAAACGCTCAATCTTAGATGCGCCTGCTGAATGGCAATACTGTAATTGTTGTTGCGTAAAACTGTTAAAGCCTCGAGAAATCTCTGTCAGGTATTTATTGATTGAGCGATACCCAGCAATTTTTCTAGGCAAGCCACGCTGAAACCTGACCCACTGTCCGTCAACATAAAAATCACCATCGTACCTAGTACCATCTCGCTTGATACCAGCAAGAGATTTCAGGACTATTGTGGATTCTGGCATCAGTAAGTCCCGCCATTAACTACGCCAGCAGGGGCAACACCCAAAGCAGTCCATGCCGCTTGTTGAGTAGCCGCTGTAAAAACAGAAATACCAACTGAAGTACCACCAAGGTTAATCAGCGCACCACCTGCTGTAGTAGCTCCTGTGCCACCTTGTGCAATTGTGATTGGATAGCTTGCTGTCGTTGTATCAGCGTCAATCACATCACTGCCATCGCAGTAATAAATGCCTCGAGTGCCTTGACCAACAGCAAGTCCAGCTCCAGCGGAAGTCTTAACAGTCAGCGTGTAAGCACCAGTCGTGGCATTGTCAATCCAATACTGCTGAACAGTTGCAGGGACAATAACAATTCGGTTTCCAGTCAGCAAGCCTGTAAACTTGTACACAATACGGTTGAGTTCTGAGCCAGTCAGTGTGTATGTTCCAGTTCCAGCAATGCTGATCACTGTGTAGTCAAACACAAAAACAGAAGCCTGACCAAATCCTAATGTGTAGAAGTTTGAGCCATCGCTGATGATCACAGAAGACTCAGTAGGCTGGTAGGCTTTTGTCGCCAAACCATCAATTGTGTTAACGCCAGAAGGGGTCAGAACAACTTGACCACCACCTGAGTTACGCAAGTACATGAACCAATTATTGCCCACTGTAGCGGCGCTTGGCAGTGTCAAAGTTCCTGAGCCTGTTCCTGTCCACAAATACATCTTGGCGCGGTCTGAATCGCCTGCGGTGTAGTTTGTGTTGAACTGCGTAATAGGAACAGACTGTGACAACAATGTGCCAACAGCCACAATGCCAGTACCCGCAAGGGCAGAAGCATTAGCCGTGGATACCGTAGCGCCAAACTGCAATGATTCCCACAAGCCGTTTGTTGTGGTGTTGCTAGTTAAATAAATCTGATAAACAGTTCCAGCGGCAATAGACGCTACTTGCGTACCACCAGCATCTTTAACAAGGAAAGTTTGCGCACCTTGGTTGTTAAACAGGATTGTGTTACCAACGCCACTCTTTTTTGCATCTGGCAATAAGATTGACCTGCCTGCATTAGTAGCGGTCACATCAATGATGCGGGTTGCTAAGTTAGTGTTAGTCGAGGTTTCCTCGGGCCAACTTAGCGTCACATCCGTAGTCGTCAGCGTTATGGCGCTGTAGCTGATCTCGCTTGGGTAGATGTTTGCTCCACCAAAGACATCTGTATAGATAGGCATTACGCTTCACTCCTAGTTGCTGTGCGATCCATGATGCGCTTCAAGTCTTCGCCATTGAGCGCCTGCGCCGCACGGTCATACATGGCTTGCCAAGTCTGAATGCGCTCGTCCTTTTTAAGAAACGGCGTTGCCTCTAGCAAGGTCGCATAAAGCAACACATCAGGGGCGTATTCAGTAAGCCAATTGGTTTGTAAGTCATCACCCAAAAGGGCGGGTTGCTCGTAGTACAGAACTTCAAGAGTCTGCACCGTAGAAGGTGTTGGGGTGATCAACCAGTTTTGGTAATCGTAGTCAGCATAGAACTGAGGGGCGGCGGTCTGGGCTTCGTTAGGCCAGTAACTGCGACAATACTCGTATGCTCTAGAAAAGATAGGCGATCCATTGACAGTCATGCTGATCGTATCGCGCCATCGGTCAGGCTTCAAATAGACAGCCACGCCAACGGATAAAGGGGTACTCACCGCTCGGATGAACCCCATAATTTTAAGCTCTCGCGCAATTCTGCGTTCGCCCAATGTGATCAACCGAGGCAGTTGGTCGTAGACGATCTGGTCGCTTTCTTGGGTGAAACCACGCTCAAGATAACGGCGCACATCTACGAGCAGACTGTCGTAGGTCATGGTATAGCTCATAAATACTCCAATAGTATTAGCCGCTGATACAGCATGCGCCTGAGAAAAATTATACTCTTGAAAGGTAGTTCAAGGCAACTTGTGTTAGAGAAGTAAACATTCCGCATCTCTGCGTTTTTTTAATCCAGCCAGAACTTTACCCCCACCCTTGTTCCAGAGCTTCAATTGTTCTTTAGCTTCTTCCCAATCCTGAGCGTTAATCTTACGCTTTAGGGTGGAAGTTTGGAGCCTGCCAACCCCAAGGTTGTAGCAAAAATCAACAATAGCGTTGCATTTGCGCTCGT